AACGCAGGTGTTCGGCTCGCGCTGGTGCGCTGACTGCCACTACCCCGGCATCGACCAGGACTGGGCACGCTTCGAAATGCTCGTCGAAGAAGGCTATCCGCGCTACCAGGCGCGAATCATGGCCGGTCTCGCCGATCCCGCCGAAGACTGACACTCCCGGCCCTGCGCCGGATAACGATTAAAGAGGACAGCATGAGCGAGAAGAACACGCCGGGCCCGTGGACGTATGAGCGTCGTGGCTGGGAAGGTCAATACATCTGGGGCGACGACGATCGCATACCGGGTCCTGACAAGAAACGATTCATTGCCGATGTCAGTTTGGCATATGACGGAGCTGAAGCGAACGCCCGCCTGATCGCTGCCGCGCCTGAGTTGCTCGAAGCGCTGATTCTTCTTGAACACGAGATGGTTGAGTCCGGAAACGCTGGATCGACAGACTACGGATGGAAGCCGGCAATCGAGAAGACTCGCGCCGCAATCGCCAAAGCCACCGGCCAATGATCCGCCTATCCCACCCCTACCTCGCGCTGCTCGACGCACTCGACAAACTCGGCCGCGCGAAGAAAGCCACTGACGCCCTCATCCACGCCGCGTGCGTGGCCTTCGTGGAAGTGCTCTCGCACATAACCGGGCAGAGAGTCAGCGTCATTGTCGGGAATGCTGTTATTGCACGAGGATCGAAATGAAATTTGGAAGCGTGTGCAGCGGTATCGAAGCAGCGAGCTGCGCGTGGCATCCGCTCGGCTGGAAAACGCAGTTCGTCAGCGAGATCGAGCCTTTCCCGTCTGAAGTGCTCAAGCACCACTACCCGGCAGTGATGAACCACGGCGACATGACCCAATTCAAGGAATGGCCTGATGCAACTCTCGATCTTCTCGTCGGCGGAACTCCCTGCCAAAGCTTCAGCGTCGCCGGACTCCGAAAAGGACTGGCTGACCCGCGTGGCAACCTCATGCTCACCTATCTTGCCATTGCTGCACGATTCGCTCCCCGCTGGCTGGTCTGGGAAAACGTCCCCGGTGTCCTGTCTTCAAACGGCGGACGGGATTTTGGCACCCTTCTCGGAGGGCTGGCAGAACTCGGGTATGGGTTCGCCTACCGCGTTCTTGACGCTCAATTCTTCGGAGTGGCCCAGCGACGCCGCCGTGTGTTCGTTGTCGGACATCTTGGAGACTGGCGACGTGCCGCAGCGGTACTTTTTGAGCGCGAAAGCCTGCTCGGGCATCCTGCGCCGCGCCGGGAATCGAGGCAAGGAATTGCCCCGACCCTTAGCGCGCGCACTAAAGGCGGTGGCGGACTCGGAACCGACTTCGAGTGCGATGGCGGCCTGATTCCGCAAGTCGCTCGCGCGCTGACAACGAGCAATCAGAGAATAGATGCGGAGACGGAGACGGAGACGTTGCTCGTTGCGCACTCTCTGCGTGGCGAGGGCTTTGATGCCAGTAAAGACGGCACTGGGCGCGGCACGCCGCTTGTGCCGTGCCAACCGTACACGCTCGCAATTCGTGGCCGCGACGATGGACACGCACTCGAGTATCGACAAGATGGAACGGCGAACGCGATCCTGACGCCGAACGGTGGCCGCGGTGGCATTGGCGTTGGAGCGGTCGCCTTCGATCTTCAGCAGATCACCAGCGCCGAGAACCGGTCACGCGTTGTGCCCGGCCCGTCGCCGACCCTGACGAAAGGAAGTGCTCTGCACGCGATCGCCGACACCCTGACGAGCTCGTGGCACAACTCGAACGGGGCGAGCGCAGGCAACAACGCAGGCGTCATCAACCCGGTCTTTCATGGATCGGCCGTGCGCCGCCTCACGCCGCGCGAGTGCGAGCGCCTGCAAGGCTTCCCCGATGACTACACGCTGATCAACGTGCGCGGCAAGGCCGCCGCTGATGGCCCGCGATACAAGGCGCTCGGCAATAGCATGGCCGTGCCGGTGATGCGCTGGATCGGCGAACGAATTCAACTTGCCGACGCCGCCTGATGGATTGGCGAAACACCTATTGCGAGAGAGAAATGACACAAGAACTGAAGCCGTGCCCGTTCTGCGGTGGAAAACCGTTCCTAAAATACGGGGATGGCATCGTTGGAATTTCATGCCCGCCTGATTCAGCATGCAACAAGACAGGGCTGTGCGTCGCGTTTTCGCCGGAGAAGGAAGCAACGGCCATTGCCGCGTGGAACTCCCGCGCCCTCGAATCCCGCGTATTGGCGGAGAGGAAGGAGCCGGTGATTATCGAACGCCCATCGCGGGCAATAAGCGATAAAGACCGCGCGGATTTCGCAAAGTATGAAGGCATGTTCAAACGTGCCGCCCACCCCACTCCGGATGATGCAGCGCGCTATCCACATGCGGCAATCGGCGAGGCGCTGATCGCGACGGGGCTGTACGACCGCATGAACGACATAACTGGCGGCGACCGCGAGGCGCGCAAGCTGATCGAAGAATTGATCGCGACGGTCGATCCAGTGTTGGAACGCTGGCACCAAGCCGCCATCGACCGAGCAATGCAAGACAAGGAGTGCGGATCGTGACCAGCCGAAAGGAATATGAAGCGTGGTTCGAGCGCGAATACCCGGTCGAGCCGACTGGCAAGCGCTCGAAATATCAAGGTTCGATGGTTCAAGATCTGATGTTTTCAGCATGGCAAGCCGCAGAGCGCCAAGCGCTGGAGCGGGCGGCACAGATATGCGACGAGAACATCGACCCGGCCGAAGCGGCTTTTGAAATCCGCGCCCTGATAGACGCGCAGAGCGGCGAGGAGAAGAAATGACCTCGACCGACATCTTCATCGCATACTGCCAGCAGAAGGCTTGGGCCGATGAATCCGGCCTCGTGCTCATACCCTACAAGCGCTTCCTCGACGATTTCGACAAGTTCCTCTGCAATGAGGGTTGCGCTTGGCCTGTTCGACCGGGATGCGACTGCCCAAGGGATCCATCATGAAAGCGTTCGCACTCGTGGAAGGTCCGCGCCGTAAATTCATCGCCGTTTCTGAAAGCACAATCGATCTTTGGATCAAGGGCGCATACCTGCTAGGCGCCAAAGATGTCGATGTAACGCGCGGAATGCGTGAATGCACGCAGCTCTGCCGGGCCGCAGGCATGTACATCGTGCGCGCCGATTTCAAGCTTGGCGACCCGATCACAAAGCCTCGGAAGAAGAAGTGACCAGCAACATCGAAGAATTCATGCGTGCCAGCCGCGCGTATCTGGAGAACCCGGATGAGTGAAAGACTGATGAGCCCCGAGGATCTGAAGCGAATCACCGGACGCACGCGATACGGGAAACAGGCCGAGTGGTTCCAGAACGCATTCGGCATTGAGGTGATGCGGACGTTTGACGGCGCGCCGATCATGACATGGGCGCTGTACGAGTCCCTCAGCGCCCGAAAAGCCGGCCTCGACGCTGGCAACGACAAGCAACCCACCAAACGCACGAAAATCTGCTCGCCCTTCGCATGAATGCACGCCGCCGCCAACGCCCGACGAACCTCCCTGCTCGCGTCTATGCCAACGGCGCGAGCTGGTATTGGGTCGTTCCCCGCACAAACAAATGGGTCCGTCTTTGCAAGATTGCCGAAGGCGAAACCGCAATGCTGGCGCGGCTCGTCGTCGAGCGCCGCAAGTACGAGGCACCGCCTGGTACCGGCGACGCGGGCCCGCTGATCGATCGCTATATCGAGGAAAAGGGCCCGACGCTGAAGTCGCAAAAATCGTGGGCGCGCACCGGCCGCTACGCGCGCAACGCGTTGCGCGACGCGAACGTCGCAGACATCGAGCCGGGTGACATCAGCGACGTGCTCGGCTTCTGGGATGAGAAGCTGACCATGCAGAACCACGTCAAGTCGTTTCTGTCAGGGTTCTTCTTCTGGTGCGTGAAAAAGCGGCACACGAAAACCAATCCAGTGCGCGACATCAAGATCAAGACCCCGCCGCGGCGCGGCGTGTACATCACGGATGACCACTTCGCGGCGATCCGCAAGCAGTTGACGCACTTCGAGCAAAAGAGCAACACGAGAGCGAAGGAAGGGACCTTCGCCCGCAATGGCCGGATGATGCAGTGCTTTGTCGACCTCTGCTACCTGACTGCACAGCGCTCGACGGAAATTCGCATGCTGAAGTGGTCACAGATTGACCGCGCGGCGGGAGTGATCCACTTCCTACCCAGCAAGACCGCCGACAGCAGCGGAGTCACCGTCGACTTCGCCATCACGCCGGAAATCGACGCCGTGCTCGCACGCATCCGCGAGATAGACCAGCAGCCGCGCATCGGCGACGCGCATGTGATTCACAACCGCAAATTCGAGCCGTACAAACCCGAAGCGCTTCTCGCCGCGTGGACGCGCGCGTTAGGCAAAGCGGGACTGGCGGCCAAGAAATACACCATCAAGGACATCCGAGCAAAGGCGCTAACGGACGCGAAGCGCGCCGGCTACGAGACGAAAGAATTGATGGTGGCAGCAGGGCACACCCGAGAAGCTACGACGCACATTTACTTCAAAAAGCTCGATATTCCGGTCAGCCACGTTCGGTTGACGATCCCGAAATCCGCCTGACGCTCTCCTAATATTTTGATGTTGGCTTTTCTCTCAGCAGCATCCCGTCGTGCTCATTTATCTAGCATTTACTTAGGAGACAACTCGCGGAATCGGAAGCCTATCAAGCGATACAACAACTTCTGTCTTTCTGATGGACGGTCAGCATGGTTATTTGTCGGTTTCTACCCGGAAAGCCTTGCACAGCAGGAGTGTCGCACGATGGAGAAACCCGGCTCCTAATATCTCTAGATGGCCTTTCCTAATATTCCGGAGGGCGTCGCGCGCATCCCAGCATATACTGTTTAAATATACAGTATCGCGCGCGCAACAATTCGCGCTGGAAAAACGAGGGTTAAATGGCGGCAATGTGGTGTCCGGTCTGCGCGCCTCGGAGAGGAGTTCCCGATGACGGATCTCGGCGCCGAGCTGGCGGATTGCCCCCGGCGGAACGCGGCCGCGCATCACGAGCGGTGCGACGTGTTCTTCCCGAAGCTCGCGCAGATGATGA